TTAGTATTGTACTTGCTCTACCTTTTCTTCTTCTTTGAATTGCTGCTTGTTCTTCTTGAATACGTTTTTCTTCTTCTGCACTTAGTTTAGTAGAAGGTGGTTCTGGCAATGGTTGCACTGGTGGCAAACTTGGCATTTTTGGTGATAAGAATCCCATATATAAAAAATCCTATATTATTTTGTACTCACTATCTGCTACACTTTGCGGTGCAGATTGTCTAGTATTTATTTCTTGGATTCCAACTGCAAGGTAACGCATAGCATCACAAGCGTGTGAACTCCAATCATGTACAGGTTTAGATCTGAACATTCTATTTTTATCTATAAACTTCCTGTGATAATGTCTTAACGCATCTATTAGTTTTTTGCAATGGTCTGTATCAATCCAACATCTAGGTAGTACCATTGTAGTTGCATGGATTCCATCTTCAAATGGAATTTTAGGAACTACTTTAAAATTTACACCTAATTGATAAGCAACCTCACGTCTTGTCTTACCATTACCAAAGTCAGTAACTTCAATATCGTGTGGTGCAAAATGATCTTTATAAACATAATCTTTAGTTTTTAACATTTGAATATAATGAGGTAACCCTTGACCACGTTCTTCGTAGTAATCTATTATATTAATTGCTCTTCCCATTTGTTGAAAAAATATAACTGCTGAATGATCTGATACACCTAGATCCCACGCAGTGCTTACTGGTAGTGATGGATCATAAGGAACTCTTGTTAGCTGCCTAGCATCTTCTATTTTAGTTATAGTATCTCCATAAACAGCACCTTCTATATTTGCAATCCAATCGCATTCAAATTCTTGTTGGTATTTTTTTTCACCCATGACTTTCTTTGCGGCTTCTAATTCACCTTGATCTACTATTTTAGTTTCAGATGCTTTAGCTTTATAATGAAACCATTGCTTATCCCCTTGAGCATGTTGGAACAATTCATAGAAGTTATTATTAGTACCTTGTGGTGTTCCAATAAATACGCACCATCCTTTTCTATCTGATAATGCTGGTCTTATAATTTCTGTAAATAACTTACCTTGTACGTTTGCATACTCATCAATAACGCAACCATCTAAATAGATACCTCTTAATCCATCTGAGTTCTCTGAACCTAACAATGTTATTCTAGCTCCATTAGGAAGATCGCATCGTAATTCTGTTTCATTAAATTTAACGCCAGGTATTAATGATGTGTATTGTTTCATATAATCCCAAGCAATAGATTTGGCTTGTTTGAAGGTGGGTGCTATATAGGCATACCTAGGTGATTTGTTAGTAGAACGTAGTGCTGACATTAGTAGATGATTAATCATACATACTGTTTTGCCAAACCTTCTATGGCAGACTAATACTGACCAGCGATATTTCTTCATATTAAAATGAAGTTCAATTTGCTTTTCTCTTGGGTAGTATGGAATCTTGTATTGTATTGTACCGCTGTTAATTACTGTTTCTGTAATCGTTGTCATTAGTGAATAGATTTAGATTGTTCATTAGTTATGATTGCATTCTCAATGTTAAGCAGCATCATTAACCAAGAACTAAATATTGCTGAGTGTTCTTTGTTTTGTAATCCTGTGAACTTAACTGTTATTGAATTATCTTTCTCAATATAAACAACTGCTTTTACGTTGGCTGTATAAAAGTCATTGTCATCATCATCTTGGTACATTGATCTGTTCATATACTATTAGTAGTATTTTAATATTATATTAAGGTTGGTCAGGCAAAGAAAAAGATAGTGGGTTGTTTTGGGGATATACCCATTATGAGTTAGCGATTTTGTGTGTGGCGAAGATTCTGTGTGGTGAACTGACTGTGGCTCAAAGTGAGTTCTCTAGTCCCATGTATATATATAATAAAAATGGCGGCGGCTTTATGGGGTGTATGGGGTGGTGGCTATCCAAAATTGTGCGAGCTTGTAGGAATAGATCATCTATTAGCCAATAGTTCCGATAACATTTAATTATCGGAAATATATTATTGGTTGTATTGCTAATAATACTGTTGCATTAATATCACAGTGTTGCATATCCGACACAAATACACACAATGTAAAGTGATGCGATGTATTTATAAATAGGAACTTAATCGCATATATAATTAATTGATCTTAATACTTACCAACACAACTGCACCTTGTTAAATGCTTTAATGTTTTTAATTGGTTGCTTTAATATTCCTAAAATACAATCTTGAATAGCTGCTGTTTATAACTTGGTCCAATGTCCAGGCAATTTCTTTTCTATATATCTTTTCTTTTTGTCTTCCTTTTCTTTTATCGCATAAAATAACGATCTAAAAATAAATCGCTTTAATTTCAATAACTTAATATTTTTATTTATTTTTACTATTTACATTAATATTATTATATCCTATATGGTTATTATAACAAACAACAAAGGTTAATACAATGACAAAGGGTGAAATACTAATAAGCTCGGTAGCTGGAAAAACTTTTATTACAGAAAATCAATTAATGGAAAATAAAGACTTTGTAATGGAAGCTAAAAAATTAATTAAAGAAGGTTGTTACACTATGGATCAATTAGTAAATAAATTGGTTAATTGGTGTAAAGAAAACTATTAAATAGAAAGGCTACATAAATGATTAAAAAAATAAACCTAATGTATAGACGTATAATGTGGAAGTTTTCTAAAAAGGATCTTAATGCTGTTTTAAAATACGATCCATTAAACTTGCTGCAATAATTTTAATAACTTGTAACCTTGTAATTATACAGGGTTACAGGATCTTAAAATATAAGATCATACTATTGACAGCCTTATTGGTTATGATAGTATAAACTAAATAACAACTGAAAGGGTTATAATATGATCAAGTACGTAATACACTCTAAAAAATGGAGAGATAAATTAAATGGAAATACTTATCACTCTGTAAGAATATTAAACACTCAAAATAATGCTTTGATTGCAGCTCCTTATCAATACGGATATGGAGATCAATTTATGCAATCAGCTCACGAAGTTATGAAAAAAACTGGTTGGATTGGAGATAAATTTACACCAGATGATTATCTTCAAATCCATATTATAGATCAAGATAATTGCAAAAAAAATGAAGTTATTAAATGGGGAGGAAATGCTTAATGACTAAATACAAACTAGCAACAGCACAATATGACAACGAAGTTATATTGTTTAAAAATATAAAAGGTAAAGATTATGAGGTTAAAAACTTTAAATCTTTAAATTCATGCACAAGATACATAAACAAAAATTATAAAAGAATTGATGCCTATTCTATTGATAAAGATTATGGCATTTATATCAAAATACAGGAGGCTGCATAATGAAAACAACATATAATAAAAAAAATAAGATCTATACAGATAAAACAAGTAATGAATTACTGAATGGATCTAAAAACAAATACAAAAAACTAACTGATCTTGGCTTTAAAAAATTACCAAGCAACGATGGCTTTGTAATGTTTGAATTAAATCCAGCAACATTAAACAAGGGAAAATAATGACATCAATACAACAATTGCAGGAGCATATAAAAAGATTAAACGATGAACGACTTCTTAATCAATACGATCTTTATAATTCGTATCAAATAAAAGACATAAAAGAAGTTATATATCAGCGTTTAGTTGAGTGTGAATTAGACAATAGAAGGTTATTAACTCACAAAATAATAGAAGATAACTATGAAATGGAGCATGCATAATGACAACATTTTACTATATCCTGGCTTTGTTTTTAGGAGCTATCAATATGATTGGTATAATTTCAATCATGTATATAATGATTAACTAATGAGTGATTTAATTCTAAGCTATAATATATTTGAACTTGGCTTTATTATTTTGGCTTTGTATTTTGTTATAGCTTGGAATTATAAAAAATAATTACTGTTCTATAATTTCTTTTTTATCTTCTTTAATATTCTCGTATTGAGTATATTTCTGCTCAAGTTCTGGACTATCAAGCCAGCTCACAATAATTTGTGAGTTAATATTTTTATTTAAAGTTAAATCTTTTTTGTCTGAATATAAATCGCTAGTCTTGCCTGCAATCCATTGTATGAACTTTGTTTTTTCTCTAATCCAAGAAATTAAATTAGGATCTAGTGTGTCTTGATTTATATCGGCTTGGTAAATATCTAAAAGTTTATCTACAATATTCTGGACCCCTATTTTTCTGGCTTCTTCAATCCTGGCTTTGATTTCTTTGTTTCCCTCTTGATTCAAGAATTGATAAAACTTGATCAAGCTGATCGGTAATGTCCCTGCCTTCCTTATACTTGCTAGAGTTTTGCCTTCGCTTAACTGCTCTAATACTGTATTTAGAATTGTATCTTCCAAGACTATCAATTCTTGGCTTGACTTTGGTTTCGTAGTAATTTCTGACATAATCTAAATCCTTATCTCTAAATTGTTTTAAACTTGCAAGGCTTTTAATCTTATTCTCATCTGTATAACCTGGCTTGTTATATCCTCCTCTATTAGTTCTATCTCTAAATCCATAGAAGTTTGTATTTTGTCCACCATGAAATCTACATTTATAGATTTGAAATCCATGCTTGTTAAAACTATTGGTTGGAAATCCTTTTGCCTGACATGGCTTTCCAGATAGCTTTGACATACCAGAACAAAATATCTTTTTAGATTTAAAACCTGCCATATCATTAAAATTTATTCTTCTTCATCTCCCATGGCTTGATACCATTTCTTTTATTGTACTCTACCTTAGCTTTGTAAGCTGCTGATCTGTTCTTGGCATTGCTTTGCATCGCAGCTGATAGCTTTTGTTGCATTACAATTTTTGGCACAGCTCTTGCATCACGAGCCACTTGCTCTTGGTACTCAATAGCCTTTTGTACGTAATATGGATGTTTATCTATACATTGTTTTAATTCTGGCAGTGGTACACTAGCTAATTCTATTATCTTAGTCTGTTTATCTATATCTTTACTATTAATTATCTTATCTACTTTATTCATTTTATTATTTTTAGTTAATACAATATGTTTATTTAAATATGTTTTATTAATATGTGCATTAGGTACCCCACTGATGTGTACCATATTCCCCACCCCATGTACTAGGTTCACTTCATTAACTAGTAGAATAGGGTTAATTGTGTATAAGTTAGTAGAAGATAGCCGCCTAATTTTAATCAGTCCAGCAGTAGAAAGCAAGTGCATATAATTAGTTAGGGTTTTTTTACTGCATCCTAAATCCTTTCTGATCTTTGCGTATCTAGGAAAGCACTCGCCTTTCTTTTTATTTACATACTTTAAAAGCATTACAATGATCGCTAAAGCATAAGGCTTTCTGTTATCTGCCAAGCCTTTGTAGCCAGCATAATCAAATAGAGCTGTTGGTACTCTAATATGTTGCTTATACTTAGACATAAATTACAATTAACAATCTTATTTGCTTATATTTAGGCACGTTTTACCTTATGTTTACACACTTTATCATGCTGTATCTGTAAATCTAACATAATGTAATACCACTCCTCTTCTAGAATAGGGTTTAAACCGCCTTTAATAGGGTATAGACGCTGAACTTTGAACTCTAGGCTATCCGTATCTGGTATAGGTTTATAGTATAGTAAAAAACAGGGTATATTTAAGCCTTGTGCTATGGCTTCTACAACATTAGTATATTTCTTATAGTTTTTACCAGTATCATATACAGTTTCAATAACTGCTAATGGTTTCCAACAAGGTTTGTTAATACAAATAGGAACTGAATCAATATCTATGTAAGCAATATCATTACATTTATTTCTATGCCATTCTGAATAGAAGTCGCCAAATCCACCTACAAAGTAATTATATCTAGCCATTAGTTTACAAAATAATTATATCTTGCCATTAAATCTTTACCTCAACTGTTGCGATTGTATCATTATGTTGGCTACCATGTGCAACTAAAACAACTTTAGTTATTTTAAATCCATGTTTAATTCCAATACCATTTGTGTTCCAACCAAACGAAATAACTTTACCTGTACTTTTAACAATTCTAGATATTTCTTTTCTACAATTTGACCAGTAAGAATTATTCATAGGATGATTAAAAGATAATCCTGCACTATGATATTTTTCTTTTAATTGTCTTTGAGAATAAGGCGGATCAAATACTAAATGATCAACTGAATTCTCAGGTATTGTTTTTAGGTAATCAATAGCATCTTGTTTGAATGGATAAGGAAATGGATCAACATAATTAGATCCAAGTTCTGCAACTATTAAATCTTTAAATGGTTTAATAGTAAATGTTTTATGACTTGGCATACACCAATGTCTTTCAAATTTAATTTCCATTATTTATTTACCTCATAAAAAGCATTAGCAAATCCTTGTGGTGTCATAGCTCTTCTAGTTTTTCTATCGTATGTACCAAAATATTCAGGATGAATATCTTTTGATTTCATTCTATCAAACTTAACAGCATTACATTCAATTGGATTTTTAATTGGAAAATTAAACCAACCCCAAAGATGAGTGTTCTTTTTATAGTCATCTCCAAAGTCATAAGGATTGAATTCATAACAAGGTTTACCTAAAAATCTTTTTAATAAACCATGTGGATTTTCAAGACACCAAAATTTTAGAGTTGTTGTTTTTGCATAAGCATTTGTTATGTGATTACATTTTGCAACAATATCTAAACAAGCTCTAACAATAGACCAAGCATCTTTTAAATCTCTTGGTTTGCCAGTCGTTTTAGCAAAACTAAATTGATCACAGGGTGGAGCTGCTAATATACCATATACATTTTTAGGTGGATCATATTTTCTAACATCATTATCTGGTAATGTTATAACTCTAACATCATAGCCATTGTCTTTGTATGGCTTACTCCAAGAGCCAGTACCACCACACAAATCAAGTATTATTTTAGCCATTAATTATTAGATTTAATCTGATCTTTTAATTGAACTTTTAATTCTTTAATCTCTTCATCTCTTTCAAGAATTAGTTTTTCTAAAACATCAGTATATTTTTTTAACTTATATATTATAACTTCAAGATCATGTGATCCTCTTTGTTTTAGATCAATCATTCTTTTTACTTCTTGCTTTTAATAGTTCCATATTAAGAACCTGTACTTCTTCATTAAGCCTATCTATTTCTTTTTTAAGTAAGACAATCTTCTCTTCATACAATTCTATTACATCCTCAACGTGTAGTTCTTGATCAATCATTTAGTTCTCCAATTTTTTAATAGATAAAATTACGCCACGAGGAATTACAACACAATCTCCCACATCTAAACTGTCTGTATTAAAACTATATGTTGCAAAAGTTTTTACCCAATCTTTATTCTCTTCATAAAGATAACCTATTGTAGTACACATAGCAGGAACTAAGTCTTTTAAATCTTCCTCAGTATTCCATGCGTTGTCGCAGCTGTTTATATCCAGCCAACTTATAATAACTTTATCAAAGTTTATTGGTTTCATACCATGCCTCATAAAATGAATTGGGTTGGCAGAAGCCACCAGTTTTTTGAGTTATAACTTTCATAAACTTAGGGTGTGGAATACGCTGACAATTTTTCCATCTTAAAATAGTTACTGTTGGATTAGTTCCTGTTAATCCAAATAACTTTGCCAGTTCTTTATTGCTGAGCTTATGATCTTCTTGATACTGCATTAGTTTGTGTTTCATTTAGTTTTCCTTTTTATTCTATTACCAAAGCAATCAAACATTCTGTGATACCTCTTTAATAATTTATTTAATTGTGATTTATTCTTAGTCATATTTACCTCTCTGTTTTAAACCCTTATAAACCAATGTGGTTTCATGTCAATTATAATTATTGACATAAAGGTTATTATAAATAATATAGGTTAAAAAAATGAAAGGCGTAAAATGGTTATTGATTTAACAAAGAACAATTCTATAGCAGCTATTAAAAATATTGACGAGGATTTGGCACTCTCTTATTATTCTAAACTAGGTTTGGACCACAGCTCACCATCACAAGAGAACATGTCTGACAGTGATTGGTTAATTAGATATTGCCACTTCACACAAGAAGATAGAAGACTAATGAACATCTCTTATCGTATGACTGCTGGTGTATCTATTGGTAGAGCTTCGCAACGATTTGTTTCTAAATATATGTACGATGCTGAGAAAAAAATATTAAATGAAAAAAAATCTCTGGACCAGATCATAGATGAAGAATTAAAAGAGTATGATAAATACCAAGCACACAACGAAGCAGATAAAGAGCAGCACGAAGATACTAAAAATTATTTAGTTGATATGATTAAGATAACAGTGAAAGCTGTTAATGATATTGGTTTAGGTGATGAGTCTGCCAGTGAAAGATATTGCTCACATAAATTTAAAGAATTAGTTTTACCAAAGATAGGTAGAATTGATTACGAAGATAATAAAAATAAATTTATAGAGCTAAAAACTAAACACAGATCAAAAAGAAAGTCAGATACCAAAGCTGGTTTCAGTTGGGTTAAAGGATATTTACCAAAAACTCCTGACAAAAATCATTTATCTCAAGTTTCGTTTTACTTTCATGCGACTGGTAAGATTCCGCATTTACTTTATGTTAATCAAGATAGTTATAATGTGTTTACTCCTGATAACTGCGAATTGTTATCACCTGAGTATTTGGAATTTTTAGTTCAACAGGATTTAATTAAAGCAAAAGTCAGACAGAACATTATATATTTGTGTCGTGGATCTGTTCAGGAAATGGCTCGCATACTTCCTCCACCAGATTTTTCTGGTTTTATGTGGAAAGATATTCAAGAGGAGTATGTGCGTAAAGCTGCATCACTATGGGACAATGTGTAGAAATATGGATATAAATTGGTATCACAAGCAACATCATAAAATTCGTGAACAGTTTCGTCATGATATTATAATGCGTAAACTTAAAGAGAAGGAAGATAAGGAATTTAAAAATATGTTTATTAAAATATTTTTGATTATTGTTGTAGCACTATTGCTATTAACATTAATCGCTAGATGAAAGTAATTCTAATGTTAATAATGATGAATGGTACAGTCTATAATCTAGGCTATCAAGTTGAATCTTATGACACTAGAACTTGCGATAAGTTATTTGACAGTGTAACTTACAAAGGAAAAACAAGTGGCAAGAATAAGCATGGTATTTTCTATAAATCAAAAGAAGTATTTGCTTATAGCTGCTCAATAGAAAAAACAACTAAAGGAAACAATGAGAGAAAAAATAAAACAAGTTAATGAATTAGCTGCTAATTATGGTAGCTATTTAAATCAGCATGGAAAAAAATGTATTAGTGTCTGGGGACAGGTAAGAGCCTTTAGAGAAGTGTTCGGCACTGAATTTGGAATACATTGTATGATGGTTGAACATGCAGATAGATATGTAATCTTTAAAGCAATGATTGTTAAATCAGATCCTGAGATGATTATATCAACTGGGTTTTCTAAACAATATAGAGATAAACCAGGCTATCTTTCTTCTGCTGAAACATTTGCAATATCACGAGCTTTATCTTTTCTAGGCATCTTATTAGAGGATTTAACTTCTAAAGAAGAGTACGAGGAATTAGAAATTCCAGTACAGCCTATGAATGGAAAGGTAACAACAACATCAGCCAATAGTAATAGATATGATGTTAACGTTGTTAAAGATTTGGAAAAGAAAATTTTATACGCACCCCATGCAGCAAAGCTAGACTTTCTGTGGAGAGCAAATAAAGATTTACTTAACCAAATAAAAATAAACGATCTCGTAACTTACAATTCAATTTTAAATAAATTTAATAGTAAGCGTGATGAGATCACAACTCAAAATGAGGTATAATAATGAACGAGCAACCAAAGAATAAGATATATTTAAATCTTGTTCCTAACTTAAATAAAAAGCCAGGCGATAATCAACCAGTATTTGTTGCACCTAATTCTCCAAAAGCTCCAGAAGGAAAAAATTGGAAAATGAATGTGAACATTAATGGAGAATGGTACGATTATGCGGCATTCGACGGAGTTTCGATTGATGGTGAACCAACAGGTGGTTACACTGTGATCATCACGAAAAAAGAACAGCAAGCAACAGCAGGAGAAAATAAACAACCTGGATTTAAAGCTGGTGGATTTCAAAAGAAGGGATTTACAAGCAACAAGTCTTTCGGTAATAGACAATACTAATAGCTACGCAAGTAACTATTAATTCTATCCCTAGGGTTTTTCATCAGGCAGTCATGCCTACCCTTTCACGTTGTTTCCCTAGGGGTAGAGTAAAAAACAGAAAAGGAAATATGATTAAGAAAGAAGACTTCATTTCTATTGAAGAGAAGATACAAAAAAAAATTATAGAAGATCGTCATCAAGAGTATGGTGATTACCAAGAAAACTTTGCATTACTTGCAGAGCTATTCTCTATAGTTTTATTTAATAAAATTAAAGTTGCGTTAGAACCAGAAGATGTTGGTCATATAATGATGGCACTTAAACTATATCGCTGCACTAAGAAATATAAAGCAGATAGCTATGATGATCTATCTATCTATTGCAAGATGACTAAGCAAGTTAGGCAGAATAAAAAATCATGAAGGTTGTAAGATTAAGAAAGTGTGAATGTTTTTTTACTTATGTAGAAGAATTTGACACAGCCGAACATGCACTTGATCCTAATAAAAGAGGTTTGTTTATTAAGGTTAAGGTTGGTGCAATAAGACTTAACTCAACAAGTATAAGACAGAAAGAAGATAAATATGATGAACATAAAGCAGCTAAAGGAACAAATTAAATTAAGATACACTACTAATGTGTATGCAAACTTAACAGATAAAGAACGTAAACTTTATCGTTTAGGTTTTAAGACTGGATATAAATTAGCAAGAGAGTTTTTTAAAAGACATGTTGTTACTAAACAGAATACAGTTTTTAAAGAAGTTGTTAAGTATGTAACAATCAATGATGTTGTAGTGCCTGAGAATGTAAAAGAAATTTTATCTATTGTTGCCAATCAACTTGGCATAGATGTTAATGAGATACTTGCTAAGACTAGAATACAATCAGCTGTAATTGCAAGATCCATATTAATTAATGTACTTAGAGATAAGTATGCCATGCCATTTACAAAGATTGGAGTTCTACTTGGCAATCGTGATCATACAACTATGATCCATCATGTTAGAATGAAAATGAAGAAGGAACATTTTTGGAAACAAGATCACATTATCTGGAACAGATATAAGTATGTTATGGAGAATGTTAAATAGTTATTCGTTGAAGCCAGCTAATAAACTTTTATAAGCCTTCTTAGATATAGTAGATTTAGATTTAGATCTTGATGTACCAGCTTTCTTACGCTGATTAATATTATAGTATAAACCTTTACGAACTTTGTTTCCGTCTTTTGTTTCGTGATACTTAGATTCCATACTACATCGCCATTAGCGATTTACCTTTTTTCTTAACACCTTTAATAGTTCCTTTATTCTCAGAAGCATAGAATACAGTCTTACCTTTTTCTTTACCATATTCTTTTTCCATGGCTGCTAGAATCTTTTTACCTTTTGCATTTAGTGGCATATTATTCTCCTGCGTATTTATGTTTGCATTTTTGTTTCTTTAAATATTCTATATACATTTCCATACGTTTGTCATTATTATTATTACTTACAAGTGCCTGTTTCTCTTTTGCTCTTACATTATTAAAGTAAATATCATAGCAACTATGTTCTAAACTGTGGCA